GCGTCATCCGTTTCAGTCGGTGTCATACGGTTTGTAATGTCCGACAGTGTACCTACGGAATGTTTCGGGAACGATATGCCACATTTTGCCTACACATTGCCCACATTTTTCCATAACCCACCGTGGAAAAGGGTTGAATCGCAGTGAATCGCGATGATGCCAAAACCGTTGGAGAATAAAGGAAAACCGCCATCTCTGGCGGTTTCCAAAAGTGCCTCCAGCGGGACTCGAACCCACCGGCGAAAAGCCTCAGCCACCAACCGTTTCAACGGTTCCATCGACACCTTGCGTCACGTTTGCCCACATTTTGCCCACATTCCGCGAAAAAAGCAAACCACCCATCCTCTCCGACAACTCGTCCAGATCATCGTCGAAAAGGTCGGCATACACGTCGAGCGTCATGGCGGCGGACTTGTGCCCCAATTGCCTTTGCACGGTCTTGACATTCGCGCCGGACTGCACCATGAGCGAAGCGGCCGTATGTCGTAGATCGTGAATCGTCATGTGGCCACGCTCCACGCCCGCGCGACGAAGAGCCACCGCGAACCATCCATCGCTTCGCGTCGGATTCCAGCCGTTTCCCATCGGCTCGTCCAAAGGCTCGCCGGGAGCGGTGAAAAGGAAATCGGACGGCCTGCGCCCCTCGCATTGCCTGGCGAGCAGTGGACGCAACACCAGTGGGAACATCACCGAACGTCCATCATGGGTTTTCGGATCCGTCTCCACCATCTCGCTGGACAGTCTGGTGATGCTACGCCAGATGTGGAGCCTGCATCGTTGCAGGTCAACGTCCTCCACACGCAGTGCGACGAGTTCGCCCCAGCGCATGCCGCACAGGCCCAAGGTCAGCACGATCGGCTCACGCCAACCGCACTGCATCGCCACACGAGACAATTCGTCGGCCGACAGATAGACATGCTTCCGCACCTGCTTTCGCGGCAGCTCGATGCCGTCGCATGGATTGTCGTGGATGCACCGATCGGCCTTTGCCCTCTCCATGAGACTGCGGAGCAGATTCTCGGCGCGAATCGTCACGGACGCGCTGCGCCGTCCGGCCAGATCGGTGACCCACCGCTGCACTTCGTCGCGTGTGATTGACTGCATCTCCCTCATGCCCCACTGCGGCTCCACATGCACGCGCCAAGCGTCTTCCAGCGACTTGATGTAGCTTGGCTTCGCTTTGGTCTTCTTGGCGGCCAGCCACGGCTCCCAGAAGTCCTCCACGAGCCTGCGCCCGGCCTGTGGGTCGATGTAGGCTCCGACGCTTTTCGCGGTGGTCACATTGGCCGCTCCCCACGCATCGGCGTCCATCTTGCGTTTGAAGCCACGCCTTCCGGTGGATGAGCCGTCGGGCTTGCGGTAGCGCACCTCGTATCTTTTTCCGGCTTTGGTGGCGTATTGGCGGATCGTGTAGGCCATGCTCTCCCCTTCGTTTGCGTGGCATCAAGTCTATCAATCCACTGATTTTTCCTGTGTTTTCTTGTGTTTTGACTTGCATTACTTTATTTACTGTGCTAATATAGTTTATATCAAGGAAAGGAGGTGAACATGACACCATCGGAGATAATCACCAGCATCTCGCTTCTCGTCGCGAGCATCGCGGCCCTCATCAAAGCAGTGACCGGACTCATCAAGGAGATGAGACGGAAACCGAAGAAGAGGAAGTGAGCAAGGGTTCCGGCCAGACCTAGGGGCCGGAACCCCATATCTCCGATTATGCCATGGAACATCATGAGAACGGAATCGATAGTCAGCGCGGTGTTCGCGCTCGGAACCGCCGCCA